AACACATGGAGAACCTGAAAAGCTTAAAGGATCAGGTCGTAGGAATATGACAACGCAAGCAATTGCACCTACAACTTCAAGTTCTTTCATCCTTGGTCAAGTATCTCCTAGTATTGAACCACTCAATAGTAACTACTTTGTCAAAGATTTGGCTAAAGGCAAGTTTACATATAAGAATCCTCATTTAAAGGAAGTACTAAAGTCTCACGGTAATGATTACGCTGATGTGTGGAAGTCTATCCTTGTAACAGGTGGAAGTGTTCAACACCTTATGTTCTTATCAGACCATGAGAAAGACGTATTTAAGACCTTTGGCGAAATCTCTCAAAAGGAAGTTATTCTCCAAACAGGTATTCGCCAAAAGTATATTGATCAATCACAGAGTATCAACCTCATGATTCATCCAAAGACACCACCACGTGATACGAATCAACTTCTGATTTATGCTTGGGAACAAGGTGTAAAAACACTATACTACCATCGCGGCACAAATCCATCACAGGAGCTGTCTCGTAATTTACTCACTTGTACATCTTGCGAAGGCTAACAATGATAAAAGAAACACAATACTGCTGCCATTGCACATCGCAATATACTATTCAATATAGAGAACAGGATATAGATCCTGATTTAGTTCCTACATATTGTCCATTTTGTGGAACAGAAAACTATGGAGAAGAGGAATTGATAGACATGACAGAGGACGAATAATGTACGAATATAAAGTAAAAGAAATAGTTAGAGTGGTTGATGGTGATACTGTTGATATACTTATAGATTTAGGTTTCGGATTAACAAAGAAAGAAAGAGTGAGAGTTGCAGGAATTGATACTCCTGAATCTCGTACTCGTGATCTATATGAAAAGAAACTTGGTAAAGAAGCTGCTGTATATCTCACAAAGCAACTTGCTGATGGTGATATTACTATCAAGACAGAGAAAGATGGCAAGTATGGTAGAATGCTAGGATGGTTATATAAATCAGGTCAAACATTATCTATTCAAGAAGATATGATTAATCGCGGATATGGTTGGTCATACGATGGTGGTACTAAAGAAAAAACCTTTGAAGAACTCAAAGAGCTGCGACAAAAAGACGGTTCGTGGATTGAATAAATAACTCTATGTGGAGTTATAATGGTGCAGAGTTTACCTCTGAAATGATTGAAGATAATTTAGGCTTTGTCTATATTGTCACAGATAAAAAAACAAAGATGAAATACATCGGAAAGAAGAGCTTCTTTTCAAAGGTAACCAAGCCACCGCTTAAGGGCAAAAAACGTAAAAGGAGGTCTTTCAAAGAGTCAGATTGGAAAAAATACTGTGGCTCCAGCGAGGCAGTAAAGCTGCTCGTAGAAGAGAACGGGCTGGACCACTTCGATCGAGAAATACTGTATCTGTGCAAAAGTAAGGGAGAGCTGAACTATATGGAATTACGTGAGCAAATACTAAGAGAGGTTCTGTTGAAACCTGATGAATATCACAATGCCTTCGTCGGGGGCAAGATCCACCGCGGCCATATTAAGGCCCTGTGGAAGTAAAATAAGTGTTTACATTTAGCAGTTTTTGCTGTATAATATACATTATGAATAAACAAAATAGAGCGCGAGGTGCGTCATTATAATAGTAGACTACTCAGGTATCGCGGTTGCAGCATTCTTTGCTCAGTCGAAAGGTAACGAAACCCCAACCGAAGATATGCTCAGGCATGTCGTTCTCAACTCTATTCGTATGTACAATACAAAGTTTAGAGAAGAATACGGTCAGATGATCCTAGCATGCGATGGAGGATCATGGCGAAAAGATGTATTCCCTGAATATAAGGCGAACCGCAAGAAAGCAAGAGACAAATCTAATATGGATTGGGGCTTTTTCTTTAATACACTGACTAAGATCAGAGAAGAAGTTTCTGCTAATCTTCCATGGATATCTCTTCATGTAGGAAATGTCGAGGCTGATGACATCATTGCAACCTTAGTCAAAGAAACTCAAGAGTTTGGCAAAAACGAAAAGGTAATGATTGTATCTGCTGATAAAGATTTCATTCAGCTACATAAATACTCAAACGTAAAGCAATTCTCTCCTATGAAGAAAAAGCTTATCACTGAAAATAATCCAATTGGTTATATCAGAGAGCATATCTTCCGTGGTGATTCAAGTGATGGTGTACCAAACGTCTTAAGCGGCGATGACGTATTCGTTACTGAAGGCTCTCGCCAAACACCTCTCTCAAAGAAGAAGATAGAGGCTTGGCTAGAAAACTTTGATAATCTACGAGATGTGATGCCAGAAAACATTTATCGTAATTACCAAAGGAATCAAAAGGTAATTGACTTAGACTTTATTCCTACGAATATACAAGAACAAATAATCGAACAATACAATAACACAAAGATAGCTCCGAAAATGAAGGTACTTAATTACTTAGTCGTTAATAGGCTAAGCAATCTTGTACCATCTGCTTCAGACTTTTTTCCACATGAAAACAAATAAAGAAATACTATTACACGAAATTCTTGAAAAGGCTCAAGAATATAAATCAGAAGGACCTCGTATTAAGTTTTTAAAGAAAAATGATACATTTGCCCTTCGTACAGTGCTTCAGTTAGCATTTAATAAGTCTATTGAACTAGACTTTCCTGCAGGTGCACCACCGTTTAGAGAATTGGAATCACCGATTGGTTTAGAACCAGTAAGGTTAAAAAATGTCATTAGCGGTTTAGGTAGTTGCGCAAAGGGAAGTAACGTTCCAAGCATTAAAAAGGAATCGATCTTTATCGGTATACTTGAAGCGATTAACGTAAATGATGCAAAAACAATTATTGCAGCAAAAGATAAAGAACTCGATAAGATATATAGTAATATAACGTATGATCTTGTTGAAAAGACGTTCCCAGCGCTAGTAAAATAAACATGTACACATCTACTAATTAATGGTATAATTATATCTTAATTATGAATATATTCGCATTATCACCAGTTCCTCGAGTCGCAGCCGAATGGCATTGTGACAAACACATACCAAAAATGATCGTTGAATCAGGTCAAATGCTATCGACTGCACACCGCATACTCGATGGCGAAATGGATCGTAGACCTTCATCGACAGGTAAAACAATGGCAAAGTATTGGGAACTCGGTGATGATCGCGAAAGTGTGCTATATAAGGCAGTTCACGTAGGTCATCCTTGTACAGTATGGACTATGGAATCTCATTTGAATTACAAATGGCACTATGATTTGTTTATGTGTCTATGCAAAGAATATACTCATCGTTACGGTAAGCTACACCTAACAGAAAAGGTATTGTCTAAAGTACTCAAGCGTTTGCCAAAAAATATCAAAAAGTCTCATATGACACCATTTGCTCTTGCTATGGGCGCAGAACCAGATTGTATCGATCATAACGATTGCATTGGTTCATACCAAAATTTCTATCAAACAAAACAAAAAAGATTTGCCATGAAATGGACAAAACGAAACATACCACATTGGTTTAAAACATTATGACATACGATTACTACTGCGATAAATGCGACAAAGTCTGGGAAGAATCCCATCCAATTGATAACCGAGACAAGCCTGTAGGAAAGGCTTGCCCTTGCGGAAAAGGTGGAACTGTAAAACGAGGTGTATGTGCACCAGGATTATCATACGAAGGATCTGTATCACCTATCCGTAGAGCTGGAAGTGGATGGAATGATGTCTTAAAGGGAATTAAGAAGGCAGCAGGAAAAGAAGCAAAGATTAATCACTACTAAGATGAAAAGAAATTCAAAGACTATTCGTGATAAAAAAACTCGTGAGTATAGCGGTGATTCATTCGACCGTAAAAAGCGTAAACGCGAAAAGCAAACAAACAAACCTCGCCACTCAGATACATTTGAATACGAAGATTATATAGATTATGATGAATTTAACACGAACGAAGACATTTGAGCATCAAGCTGTTGATCTTGGATACGAAGATCTTGACACTGAAACAAAGAAAAGTGGTAGATCGTATCTAACGCCAGAGGGTATTTCATATCCGTCAATCACGACCATCCTTGGATACTTTACAAAAGCCTCTATTATCCAATGGAGAAATAGAGTTGGTGAAGAAGAAGCCAATAGAGTAACTCGTCATGCGTGTGCTAGAGGTAATGCTGTACATTATACTGTTGAGAGATATATCAATAACGAAGAAGATTTCCTTAAGGGCGAAACAATGCCGCATATCCTTCAATTGGTAAAAGCAGCGAAAGGTGTATTAGATGAAAGATTAGGAAAGGTTATTCTTCAAGAATGTCCTCTCTATTCTGATCAATTACAAGCAGCTGGCAGAGTAGATTTGATTGGCGAGTTTGATGATACTCTATCGATCGTTGACTTTAAAACATCGAAACGAGTGAAGTCTCTCGAGGATATTGAAGATTACTTTATTCAGGCATGTACCTATGCAGTTATGTTTGAAGAACGAACTGGAACACCGATCGATCAATTAGTAATTCTTATGGTTGTTGATGGCTCAGGCGAACCTCTCGTATTTAAACAAAAGACTGACGATTGGCTTGAAAAGATGGTCAATAAAATTACTTCATATCATGCACAAAACCCTCGCTGAATATATTCTACATCTAAAGGATGCAATGCCTTTAGACATGTGTCAGAAAATAATAGAGACATACGACTCTGTTAGCAAATCTGATCCAAACTATCTTAAAAGAAAGAATAAGATATTTGATTTTGATGAGATTAATATGTTGAATCATGATGCATTTATTGATTTTCGTGAGCCAATGGGGAAACTTATGCGAGCAGTCAATAACTTCTATATGGATAAGACTCATAACGCGCTGAAAGATCGGCTTGTATGTTATGAAGCTTTGAAAGATTACGAAGCTCCAAGAGTTAAAAGATACGAACCAAATCAAGGAATATTTGATTGGCATATTGATGCTTCTGATCAAAACTCATCAAGACGTGCAGTCGTTATGTTTTGGTACCTCAATGATGTAGCAGAAGGTGGAGAAACGATCTTCGATATTGGTGAAGAAGTAGCTATAAAGCCCGAAGCTGGAAGTGTGGTTTGTTTTCCACCTACATGGCAGTACCCACATAAAGGTGCTACACCGATTTCTGGACCAAAATACGTAGTATCTTCGTATGTATGGCTGCCTCAAGAGCACCCAATTTGTGATTAATTCACAAAAGTTTATACCGAGTGCATAAGTTATTGGTACCCATTGACATATACCTGTGTACAAAATGCGCTAAATAAGGTATAATATATCTATAATCAAGTTAAACATTATGGATACAGCAAAAACAATCAATGAAACAGGCAGATCAATCACAGATGGTGTT